AGCAGCTTCGAGACCTGCACCTAAACCTGCCAATATAGCAGGAACACCTAATACAGCAGAAACTCTTTCCTCTGGCAATCTCCTAAGTTGATTAAGGTTTAATTGTTCAGGAGACCAAGATACAACTTTCACATCCATAGAACCTGAAAGTATCATAGGAGCTCCTCTATTTGAACCACCAAACTTTTGTTTATAAATCTGAGCAATTGCTTCAGCTTCTTCTTGGCTTGGTCCACCCATACTGTCATCTTTAGGAGAAAGAATAACTCCTGGAACTGCCATGTTGTGCAATAATGCAGCAGCATATTGTCCTGCAGCTTCGTCTCCTAAAATTTCTCTAAGTACAGCTTTTAATGGAGCGAAACCTTTTCTATGATTATTTGGATCTACTCCCTGTCTAATGTGAACTATATCTTGAGCAGGTATAACTTTAAATTCGTTTCCATCAACTTTGTTACTGTCTTTTACATAATATTCATAATGAGTAATTAATTGTTTTTCATTACCTCTAGGCTTTACATACATTGGAATAAGAGGAATGAGTTCAACTACTCTTCCATTTCTAGACCTATTCTTAAAAAGATAAGCATCACCTTCTGCATTTAAAGATGTGATAATGTAATGAGCAAGTAATGAACCTGAAGTGTAAGGATTAGGCCTTGCCATTAATTCTTGTACAGGGTGATTTTCCATAACCTCTGAATCACCATTTACATATTTCATAACTTTGATTCTTGGTTCAGCAAATGAGGTAGCTAAAACATTAAGACAAGAAACTACTGCTGAGTTACCTGTTCCGTCTCCAATTTGTTTGAGCATTTTTTCAGGAACAAATCCTGAATCTGAATTATATCCGAATACAGTACCATCTAAGCCTGATGTCTGGTTAAAAGTAAAACTTTTTTTGCCTTCTGTAGCTCTTTGTGGTGGTCTTTGTAAATATTCAACAGCTCTTCTGTATCGTGACTTATTTTCTGCCATTTAAAACGCTTTCCAACCTATTCTTTTATTTAAGTTTAGTACGCCATAAGCTAGCGTATCAACTATGTCGTCATGTGCTCCCAAAGGAAAAGTTAAAAGTTCTCTTTCTGCTTCATGTACCCAATCACACATTGGGTCATCGGGAAAAAACACTTGACCACTTTCCATTTTAGCAGACAAAGGTGTCGCTCTGGAGCGTTTATCCTTATCTGCTTTTAATTCTCTAACAACAAGGCCTTCTCTCTTAGCAAATTGAATTATTGATAATTGGAACCCTGCTCTTTCTATTCCAATCCAATCGAGATTATTTTTTTTGTAAAATTTTTTCATAGAAGGAATGATATCTGGTGCTTCCATTCTTTTTCTAAGCATATCTATAACAAATAATTTATTTTCACTTGAATCATGAGCAAAAGCTGTCATAACTGTGTAGTCAGCAGTTTGTTTTGTTGAGGTTGCTAAGTCCACAGTGGCATATTTTGGCATGTGGTCAAATTCATAAGTAAAACCTTCTACTTTTGCTCCCCGAACAGCAGGTTGGTAGTAGTTAAACCAATCTTGTTTGAACATTTGAGTTCCTTCATTAACAAATTCTGCTTCATATTCTTGTGCATAAGTTAATGAACCGATTTCTTGCTTTGCAGATTCTAATTCTTCGGGGTCAATACTTGGATTATCTACAGTTGAGAACTTAAATTTGTCCCAATCTTCTCTTTCATCTGCATCTTGCCATAAGCGATAGAACCAATTGTTCATACCACGAGGTGTAGAAATAAATAATGCAGATCCTTTTCTTTCTGTAAGGGTTGGACGAAGAACTTCTGTCCATGTTTCTTCTTTAATAAAGGCAGCCTCGTCCATAACTAAGAAGTCAAGGCCTTCACCTCTTAATCTTTGAGGATTATCAGCAGATTTTACAGCAATAAATCCACCATTAGGAAATGTAACTGTCATATCTCCCATTTTGACATCAACACCCATCGATTCGCCAAGATCATACCCTGCTGCCATAATATCTCGCCATCCGACACGAGCTATAGAAAAAGTAGGTGCCACCCACCAGGCTCGTTTTCCCTTCATCGCTGTTTCTATACAGAGTTGAACCCCGAGCCTTGTCTTCCCAAAACGCCTACCTGCACAAAGAATCTTCCAACGGGCTTCTGAATCTGAAACTGTTTGCTGATTCTCGTGCAAAGGAGGTAATTTAATTATTTTTTTCTTTTGCGACTCTTCTTCAAGTAGCTTGCTGAACTTTGGCTCTTCCATATTCCTATTATATACACCTATCTCCGAAGAGATAGGCGTTGATGGGAGGGCTTGTCAGCAAGGAAGCCGACTACTTTAGTCTACACTTCCTTACTACAAGATTTCAACTTATCCCTATATGTCGTCATAGTTATCTGTGTGTGGCATAGTCCAGGTTTTCATTTCATAATTCAAACCACTCTTTTCTAATGCTTCGTTAATTTGCTTAATAGCATCTTCAACATCAGTCATAGGTGGAAAACCAAACTCAACAGTCATATCTGCATAGTCTTGTTTTATTTCACTTGTATGCCACGCATAGATTCCTGTTTCTTCGTACAGTTTATCTATTTCTTTTTTTTCCACTCTGCCTCTCTCTTCTTATATCGTCTAGAAGACCTGCAATATTTGATTTTGCAATAACAGTATGTTCTCTTAACCTCTGATTTCTATCATGAGGATACTTAGACATATCTCTTTCTTCTAGTCTCATCATTTCTTCACCGAACCATTCGGCAACTTCGTCAACTAATTTCATCACGCCTTGTGATACTTGACTACTCATTCTTCCTCCGTTTCGTTTAATTCAGACATAAGATGGGAAACAAAGTTCCCATCTAAATCCCATGTAACAATTATTTTTGCTGCAATAGATAAATGCCTAAAAGCTTTTTTTAACATAGCTTCTCTCATTATTCTTCTTCTTGATAACCTTTTAATATTCTTGTCATATTATCAAAGTCAGCTTCATGAATTTGGCCATCTTCTAACATTACTTTCATCTCGTCAAGAAAGTATTCTTTTACATCATCTTCTATAATTACAAACCCATCACTAGGAACAGACATAATGTCATCATGTATTTCTTTATGAAATATATTTTTACTTCCTATAAATAAAGATTTGTTTCTACCCATTCCATCAATAAGATGGTTTAAGTCATTTTTCATAGCTGACTTAGTATAAAAACTTGGAGTCTTAAAAAATGCTTGTACCATTTTTGCATAGTACATAGCTTCGTTATCGCTCTTAAGTCTTTTCCACATCTTCATTAATTCTCTATAAGTGATAATCATTTTATCTTTACCACTTGGTAGTTCATATTGAATTTGCACTGGCTTGTGGTCATGCTCACAATCTACTTCATCTTCAGTTAATTCTTTTCTAGTAGAAAAAGCTCTTCCAACAGATCCATTAGGTGTAAAAATAATACTTAACAAATGTAATTTGTTTGCATCATATCCTTCTCCCCAATCCTGGTCTGCATCAAAAACCACAGGATAAGATACAATACAAAAATCTATTTTGTTTTTATCTACTAACTGTGAAAGTCTAGCTAAATGTTTTCCAACTTTATTAATAGTTCGTTCTAGGTCATCTTCTTCGTCATCTGTTGGAAAGTTAGAAACTACAAGTTTTCCAAAATTACCACCATCAGAAAACTGACCAAACAAAAATGTTGTAGGTATAGAAGCATTTAGGAATCCTTCTTTTATAATTTCTACATGATCTAACTCGTCATCATTCCAATCGACCATTTCATCTGGGTTATCTCTTAGAAACTCAGCCATTCCAAAAGAAGAGTTGTATATCTTTTCTATATGTCCTGCTAATACGGGTCCGTGAACAACAAGTTCTGAGTTTGCAAAGCTCTCTACTTCTGCTGCTCCTTCATCAAGGTCTTTTTGGAAGTCCTCTTCCCAAGACCAATTGTCCCCAATCTCACTCATACCATTCTGCCTTTCCATGTGCTTTTAACATTTCTTCTAAATTGCCATCTGGATACTTTGCATATCGTTTCCATACAGCTTTCTTCATGTCAATACTCAAACCCATTCTTACTAATACAGGATATAATTCTCCCTTAGTAGATTTTGTGGGTTTCATTCTTATTTCACTTTCATTAGGAACACATTTCCTTAATTTCTCGCATAAATCACCATTATCGTTTGTATTCATACAAGCTTCATAAAAGTGTTGATTACCATATTCGTCGGGTGACCACCTCTTATCAATAAAGTTGTGTTCAACACCGGTAATAACACATTCATTTCCTAAGTCTCCTAATGGACTTTGTGTTTGTCTAGCTCGGTTAACTTTAGGAACATTTAATTCTTTTAACCTTGCAACAATTAACGAACCTTCAGGTGCTTTAACTCTTCCGTCTTCATATAAAGAACGAACAGCATTAAAAACATCTGCTTTAGTGTAGTTCTTAAGGTCTGAGTACCATACATCAATATAGACCTCATCCCATTTAGTAGCATCAGACATTCTTAACTGAAGCCATTGAACGATTTCATACCATTCAGACTTAGTCATTCCAATTAAGGCTTTTCTTTCGTCGTCTGATACAGGTTTAGGTTGATGTTGTGCTAAATCTTCTAATGACATGTTTGCTGAATCTCCTATCGGAGTTAAGTCATTACTTGTCATCGTTATCGAAAAGTCCTGCAGCTAATAAAACATTACCAACACCTTTAGTTACAACTTTGTATTTAAAGTTTGGATTCTTGTTTCCAAAATAAGCAGCAGATGATCTTAAAGTGTTAGCTAGTTTCCTAGCAGTCTCCATTGGAAGACCTTGCTCTTCATAAACACAAATCCATTTATTAGGATTGTCATTCATGAACTTTTGTATCTTTTGTGTGAAATAGATACTAGCTCTCCCTTTACCTTTCTTCTTCTTAGCCCAGGCCATATCATCATCTAATATGAAAGGGTTGAAGTCAGGAATTGTTCGACCCATAGCTGTCGCACTTTGATATTGTGACCAATTGGCTCGAATAGCATTAGAGTTTCTTACAGCTCTATTTCTTATCTCATCTTCGTTACTATTTTCCATAGTTCTCCTTTTGTTTGTTTAAGTATTATATATGAATTATATATATATGCTTAGAATTTGAAAAATATATTACTATATCTTTCCCGTCCTAAATTTAGACTTACTTAATTTAAAAAGGTTACATACTTTTTTATTTTTTTTTATATATATTTACACTTCCCTATATCTATATTCCCATACATTTCTATATATATTCGGATCTAGAATATTCGGATTAAACCGATACACCCCCCTATTGTCTTTCCTCCCATCCTGTAGGTTTAGTTATATAGGTATAGTTAATTAGGTATAGTTAGTGCCAAGTTTGCGTTACCCCTAGGGGTTAAAGGATCTGGTACCCTAGGGGCCAAAATAGCGTTACACCCTACATATAGTGGTACAACACATTGGTATACCATATCTAGTATGTATCACCTATAACAGTGCAACCCATCTGCAAAACATAGAAAAATCCGGCTTAAAAAACCCTATAAACATTGACTTCGCAATAAAGATACCCTTATTGACTTGATATACCATAAAATCTAGATATATACTATAGATTAAGACAATATGATCTTAGAGCAATTCGTATTTCTCTTTGAAAACTCATAGTGTCCTCCTTTGTTGGTTAAGGGGACTCTTCGGGGTCCCTTTAGCTTTTCCCCTGGGCAAATACATCCAGGCCCAAACAAACATACAGATCCATTCGGACATAAAAAAAAATTTGTAATCAGTTATTTCGACATTTCATTAAGGCATTGGCGCGGAACGCTACCTATTTCGAGTATTGAATCTCTATAACTTCTTCAGATTGTGCTTCTAGTTGAGCCTGTTCTACGAGTTGTTTTTGTAGTTCTTTGTTCCATCTTGGGTTAGATCGTTCCAAATACCATGTTGCAGCTTGCCACACTCCGTTCTGTGCAGCCTGTCTAACTGTGTTTAAAAACAGTGCTTCTGCTTTTGCTTTACTTTCGATTACCCTGT